AATCCAGACGCTCGAGATAGAACGCGGCCAGCTTATGGACCGTGCCGCCACGGTCGAGGCGATCGCTACCGAGTCCGATCGTGAGATGACCGACGAGGAGCAGAAAAGCTTTTCGGTTTACTTGGACAAGGTGGAGCAGATCGACGCGAAGATTAGCCGCTCCGCGCGAATGGAATCGCTTTCCATCGCCCGGGCCAAGTCGGCCGCCCCGGCCGAGGCGGAAGCTTCGAGCGGGATCGAGGTGGGCGCCAAGGTGAGGGAGCCGGGAATGCTCTTCCCCCAGATGGCTATTGCCCTCCACCGCAACGGAAACTCCGCGCAAGCGGCCGCCGATTATGCCAAGCGAGTTTGGGACGATCCCATGCTGGCCCGCATTCTCGAAACGCCGCCCGACATTCTTGAGCGGGTCGCCGTCGCGGCCGGTGATACGGCAAACGCGACCTGGGCGTCCGAGTTGGTCGAGTTCAGAAACGCATCGGAGGAGTTCGTCGAAATGCTCCGGCCCCAGTCGGCGCTGATGCAGCTTTCAACGCGGACCCTGGATTTCGGCCGCATGGACTCGATTACCATTCCGACCCAGACCGCCGGAACCGCCGGCGGATACCTGGCGGAAGGGGACGCCATTCCGGTGGGACTCCTGGCTACGGGGCAAATCACCATGGCACCGCGGCACCTCGGCATTATCGTGGCGATAACCCAGCAACTAGCGTCCTCAAGCGCTCCAGACGCTCTAACGCTGGTTCGGGACGATATGCTCTCTGGGACAGCTACCGCAATCGACGTGGCGGCCCTGACCCAAACGTCGCGATCCGCCATCGTGCCGGGCGGGATCTACAACGCGGCCAACACAGCGATTGGCGTTACGGCCATCGCAACGCCGGAAGTTCTGACCCGCATTACCCTGGACGTTTTGGCAGCCGAAACGAACATGGCCGCCGCAAATGTCCCCGGCGCAAAAGTTTGGATCATGAACAGCCAGCAATATCTCATGCTCAATCACGCGCGCGACGGCGTGGGCGCCTACGCATTCCGCGAGGAATTGAGCCGGGGAACATTCGGCGGCCATCGGGTGATTGTTTCAAACAATCAGCCGGCGACCAATGTCGGCCTAATCGCCGAGTCGCAATTGATTATGGGCCGGAAGGGTGGCCCGGAGATTTCGACAAGTTCAGACGCGACCATCAACGCAAGCACGGCGCCAGCGACGAATCTGGTGGGTGCGCCGGATCCCGTCGCGTCCATGTTCCAACTGAGGCAGATTGCCGTCAGACTGGTCTGGGACCTCGATTACATTTTGAGACATGAGGCAGCAAGTTTCGAGCTGACCGCCGTGGACTGGGACTAGCCTATGCGGGTTAGAGTTATCAAAGATATTCCGACCCGGTACTCGAAGGGTGCGGAGTTGACAGTCTGGCCGGCGATGGGCAAGCGGCTTATTGATTCGGGCATAGCCGAGGCGATGGATTCCGCCGAGGCTATGCCCGACAAGCCTGCACCCAAAAAGAAAAAAGCACCCAAAAAGAAAGGCTAACCGATGGGACTGCTCGAGCGGCTGGGGATTCGCGCGCCCGTCGCCCGGGCTACCCCGGGAACATCCGTTTTGTTTCCGGCCGATGGCGGGCAGCGCTCCAATTGGTTCCAGCTTGGCACCACGCCGGCCAGCCGAAAGACCGCGCTAACTTCGAGCGCGGTCTATGCGTGCGTGGCAGTCATTTCCCAAGAGGTGGCGCGGCTCAAGGTTCACCATTGGCGCGACACGCCAGACGGTGGCCGCGTCAAAGTAAAAACATCCCCGGCCGCGCGCGTGATGCGGCGGATCAACAACTACCAAACGCCGAGCGATTTCTGGCTCAACTATATTGCGGCCTGTTGCCTTTCCGGCAATGCCTACGCGGTGGCGGAGCGGGACGCCGTGGGCCGCATTGTTGCGCTCCACCCGATCGCGTCGACCGGCTCTAGCGCCCAGGTCGACCCCGCCACCGGCGCCGTTTTCTATGATGTGTCCGCGCCCCGGGTCGCACCCCAAGTGCCAAGCGTAGTCCCGGCCCGGGACGTGGCCCACCTTAAACTATTCACCGGCGCGGACCCGTTAATCGGTATCTCGCCGCTCGAGGCGGCCAGCTATTCAATGGCGCACGCCGAGCAAATCCAGCGCCAGGCGGTTTCGTTCTGGGGAAACAAGGCGCAACCGTCCGGCATTCTATCCACTGATCGGCCCCTATCGGTCGACGCTGCGCGCCGGCTCCGCGACCAATGGCAAAACGCCAACAGCTCCGACAATGCCGGCAAAACTGCGGTGCTCGATAGTGGAATGACGTGGACCCCGCTCTCGATTACGGCTCGCGATTCTGAAATGATCGCCAGCTATAACCTTTCGACCGATACGATCGCCAGCATTTTTAGGGTGCCGCTCTATATGCTGGGCCGCTCAGACCCGACGTTTTCAAACGTGGAAAACCTGAGCCGCCAGTTTTACGTTTCGACCCTGGCGAGTTGGCTCGAGGCTACCGAGGCGGTCCTAGATAAGTTGTTCCAGCTTCCACCGGGCGAGTCCATCGAGTTCGACGTGGAACGCGGCCTTATGCAAAGCAATTTCGATCAGCGCATGAAGGCGTTTCGCGACGGCATCCAAGGCGGAATACTTAGCCCCAACGAAGCGCGAGCGTTTGAGAAACTGCCCGCCGTCGAGGGGGGCGACCGCGTTTTCCTCCAGGCCCAAATGGAGTCGGTCGAAACCCGAGCGGAGGCGCCGACCGCATCAGACCCGGCACCGGCCCCGGCGGAACCGGAACCGGACGAAAGCGCCGAGCGCATTGCCGAGCTGGAGCGGACGGTGGCCACCCAGCGGCTCGAGTTTGCCCACGAGGCCGGGAGCCTGCGCCAAGACCTGGCCCTAGCCCAGTCGCGTGCCGAGGGGGTGACCGATGGCGCTAGTTAGCCTGGCCGAAGTTAAAACGGCGCTAGGGATCGTCACCGCGAGCGCAGAGCAGGACGTTTTTCTTAATCGCATGATTACACTCGCCGACGAAACCGCGCGCGAATATACCGGGCGGCACTTCAGCTCCGCCCAGTTTGTAGAGATATGGTACGCCCCGGCCAAAGTGACCACCCGCGAATATCCGATCATTTCGGTGGATGCGGTCGTGGCCGATGGCACCAGCATTACGCCCGGGAGCCTGCGCCTGGATGCCCGGCGCGGGCGACTCTGGCGGCCAGACGGGGATGCTATGGACTGGCTAGGAACCGATAAATTGACGGTGACCTATACGGCCGGCTACGCGACGATCCCGGCCCCGATTCAGGAGTGGGCCTTTCTTCTGATCGATATTAAGTGGCGCGCCTGGGCATCGAGTCGCGGCCTGGAGTCCGGGGGGACTCAGGTATCAGCGGTCAAATACCCGGATGGCTCCGGCGTCAATTACGCCACCCTTGCGGGAATAGGCGGCACGCCGGCCGATCTGCCTAACTACATGGCGGGCGCGCCACTTTCAGCCCTGGACAGTTACCGCGACCCCTCGGCGGCCAGCTCTGACGAATATTCCCAGGTGACCCCATGACCGGCTGGGCACTCACCGCGCGACCCTTGCTGTACGAACCCAAAGGCGGCCAAGCGTTTATCGTCCAAGGCACCCTATCGCGGCCCTCTGACGGGGAGTTGGTGGGCGGTCTAGACGAGCAACAGAGCGTATTCGTTGCGCCCTGGGCGCCGTTTGCAGCGGCCGGGTCCACTAGCCCCGACAAATTCGATAACGTGACAGACCCCGGCCCAGCGCCCCTAGTGGACGTGGTAGGCGAGGAGTCAGCGGCCGACGAAATCAAACTATGCGGAACCGATGCCACCGGATCGGTCCCGTTTTCAGTCGGCGCAAAATGGACCGCGTACAATGTCACCGCTACGGCCTGGCAGAGCGGGACGGTGCTCGCGATCAATCCCGGCGCGGCCGGAACGGTCCAACTCTCGAGCCCGGTGGCCGGATTGCTGAATCAGCAAATCCTAATCTACCCGGCAGAGTCGAGGGTATTTTCAGCCCATAACGTCGAGGTGATTTATAACGGGGCCGGCCCCGAGTTTGTTCGGTGCGAGGTGACCGGGTGAGCAGTGCAGCGGTCCGCTTAGTCTCGAGGAGCCTCGCCAGCGTGGGCGGCTGGCCCGCCGGCCTGCCCTACCTGGACACGGTGAACGATGCCCCCAAGCCGGCCGAGTTGCCAGACTCGTGGTTCACCCTGGCATTCCAAGGCGACTCAGACGATCCGGTAGGGATCGGCCTAGGCGGGGATTTGCGCGAGGAGGGGCGCGTTATCGTGGCGTGTCTGGGCCGCTCTGGGATTGGGGACGGGTCGCTCATCACCCTAGTCGAAACCGCTAGCGCACTGATCCGGCCGCATTTCCGCTCGAACGGGATCGAGGTGCGGAGCATCACGCCCCCCCAGGACCAAGACCCCGAAGGCGAGTTTTTCAGAATTGATTTGAGCGTGGATTACACCCGCGACCATACCTAGTAGGAGGAAATACCCATGGCGACCCTTTCAGACCTAAACCGAATCGCGATAGTGAGCGAGGCGACCCCGGGCACCACCCCGCCGAGCCCGCTCTTTGAAAACTTGCGGCTTCTTTCCGAGTCGGTCACATCGACAAACAATAACGTGGACTCCGGCGAGCTGGACCCCTCGCGCGGTTTGTCCGATACGATCAAAGCCGGCGCCGAGGTGGGCGGGACTATTGAGAGCTATTGCGTTTACGACTCGAGCTATATCGAGGCTATTCTCTCGGTACTCGGCGCCCCGGTAGTGTGGCCGAGTACCGGGTCTTCTGGCGCAACCACTCAGGGAACGACGGTCGAAACGTTTACCCTCGAGCGGACAATACAAAACGCCGACGCGCGACAATCTTACGCCCGGTATGCTGGCCTGTCGTTTTCCAGCGTGTCCTGGGACTTTGCGCCGAACGATCCGCTAACCATGACCTTCGGAGTAATGGGCGGCGCAATCACGGTGGCCGAAGATACCGCCGTCAGCGGGGACGCCCAAATAGATGGAGTGGCGCAAGTCTACGCGGTGCCGGCCCCCTCGGATGCCCTGCCCATGACCGGCGACCAAGTGGGTTTAACGTGGACCGCTGGCACTGCGGCCTTGGCCACGGCGCTGAACGGTTCCGAAATTACCGCTATGTCAATTACCATAGACAGTCAAAACCGCGAGATTGACGAAGTAGGCCAAACAGCCTCCGACGTGGTGCTAGGAAAGCTCGCGGTGGGAATCACGTTTACGAGTCTGTTTGAAGGGAACGCGATTAAGGACGCGGAGCTGGCCAACACCGACATCAACAACCAACCCGTTCTCACGGTGACCATGACCGACTCCGCGAACAATGTGTATACGCTCAATTTTCCGCGCGTGAAAATTCTCCAAGCCACCGCAATCACGCCGACCACTAACACCGATGTGGTCTACGAGGTGGAAGCCGTGGCCCTGGTGGAGACAAATGTGGTTTGTACGTTTACGGCGGCCCAGGGATAATGGGCATTCTCGGAAACATTGACGACCTGGCGCTGGACGAAAACAAGTCGCTAGACGGCGTGCCGCTCGAGCTGGGCGCCGGTCGCGTGATCTGGGTGCGCCAAGCCGGCGGCCATAACCGCGCGATCGCCTGGCAAGGCGCCGCCATTGCCGAGCGTATGGAGAAAGAATTGGAACCCCTCGAGGCCCGGGAGCGGGACTACCGCGTCCACCGTGCCCTAACCGCCGAGCTATTGATTGCCCGGTGGGAGGGTTTCGAGTCCGCCACCGGCGAGCCCGTGGAATACTCGCCCGAAGCCGCCCTTGAATTGCTGACCGCATCCCCGGATACCCTGGCCCAAGTGCAGGAAATGGCGAGCAGTACCGACGCCTACCGGCTGGCCCGGGATAAAAAAAAATAGAGGGGCTGATCGAGTGGGAAAACAAACACCGCGCCGGCTTGCCCCATATGATCGAGGCCCAGCGGAAGGGGCGCCGAGTCAAAACCCTGGAGGAGCGGCCGACCCTTCCCGCTCACTTGGCCATAGTGGCCCAGGCTCGCCAGGATATAGGGGAGAGTTCTGGCGTGGCCGACGTGGCCCAGTGGTTCCAAGCGGCCGGGGTGGCGCCCACTTCGAGGGAGTTTTTCTGGCTACTGGACCGGCTCCGAGCCGTGGAGGCCGCCCACTTTGGCGCTAGTGACCGTTAAGCTTAAAGGGCTCGAGGCCCTGGACACGCAACTAAAAACGCTCCCCAGCAAAGTGCAGCGGCGCGCCATGATCGCCGGACTCCGAGCGGGTGCCTTGGTCTACAAGCGAGAAGCAAAGCGAAACGTCCCAGTGCGCCGGGGTGCTTTGGGTTCTTCCGCCAAGTTCATCGGCGACAAGCACGGGCTAAGAACCCCGGGGTTTCTGAAGCGCGCGATTATTTCGCGGACGGTGAGCGCGAAGCGAGCCCCGAGGCCGACTATCCATGTCGGCCCGCGCCGGGCTGCATTCTATGGGCAGTTTTTCGAGGTGGGCCGCAAAGGCCGCCGCCGAATGCCGCGCCGGCATTTCTTGCGGGAATCATTTCGGACTCAATCAAGCCGAGCCCTAACCGCCGTTCGCGAGGGACTCTGGAAGGCACTACGGAAGGAGCTAGCCAAACATGGCCGCAACTGATGTAGGCAAACTCCGCGTAGTATTGGCGGCGGAAACGGATCGGTTCAATAAGCAACTAGCCAAGAGTCGCAAGGCTAACACCAAGCTATCCAAGTCGATGCGGGGGACGGCGAAATCCGCCAAGGTAATGAGCGGAGCCATGGCCAAGCTGGGCGCCCTGGCCGG